CGCACTATGACTTTCGTCAAAAGTCTAATCAGACATCTGGTAGCTAAGACCAGGTAGAAAGCTGTGTGTCTTAAGACACTCGGTTCTTAAAGTCATGATTAAAAAGATCCCAAGAATGCGAAACAGGGACATGTCCCGCATCAATGAGAGCTCCATTAACTTTTGATTTCAAATCATCAAAGTACGCCCTTCCATGGAAGAATGCAAAACGCATTGCACCTTCTATATTAACATATGACTGTTCAATCTTCATCTGTTCATTATCTGCTCTGACCCAATTGATCATCTCTTGAATAGTTTCCACATCAATGGTGGGGACGCGAATCCACCCCCAATCAGCGGTTCCTCTCTTGAGAAATCTCAGTTGGTTCAAGGGCTTATAAGGAATTATAGTATCCGATTTATCAGCCGCTGTATAGGTTATTCCAAATTCCGCAAGGAATTTAGAATATGTCTCGAAATTGAAAATATCTTTCATCTCAGGTGAAACACTATATCCGTTGTCATCTCCATAAGCCATGTTTCTCACATGTTGCGAATAGAGTCCGACACTCAAAAACCATTTTTCAACCTGTAGATTATTTTTCTTAACCATATGTCGAGAGTACACACCATAGAATCCTATACGTCCGAGGTAATCATTCACCTTGGAATTCATTGGTGTGGTCATTAAATTGCCTGAAGGGTTCCCTTGATGACTCATATAGAGAACATTCAACACAAGTTGTCGAGGATGAATTAATTCATCAACGATAATCTCACGAATCTTTCGGCAAGCCTCCCTACTGAATGTGAATTTACATCCACGACCAAAGTCGAACGATATTGAATCCACATACAGATCATAAAAATCTGACACATTTGACATTGCACGTTGCATAAGCTCAGGCATGAGTTTAGCATCGTACTTTTCAAAATCACCATCAAATCCTTCAAGTCCAACTTCTTCAAGACGTTGAAGCATGGTTTCCCAATCATAAGATTCGGGGTCCATACCAGTTGCACTATAGAATTTGAGATAAGCCTTGTGGAAAGCAGTCAGATAATCTATCAAAAACACTCTAGCACACAATGAGAAAGCAAGAGGAGCGATAGTAAAAACACGAGTGCTAGCACTTGCAACCTTTGCAAGCTTTACACGATCGGTCTTTAAACAATCACTCCAAACACTATTCTCATCGCGTTCAAGCCGTG